GTGATCTTTTGCGCAAGCTTAGTGAATTAAACGTGACTTCAATGTCTTTTAATATTGCACACTCCACTTTGAACGACGTCTTATATCCATCAGTGATGATGGTCTCTAAGACGGGCAAGAAAATTGCCGCCATGTTGTTATCCTTGGCTAAACACCTACTTAACAACAACCAAAGCCAGATTCAACGCATCAAGGAACTGTTGAATACTCTCATAATACCTGCTATAGTAGCTTACATTAGAAACTTTATAGCCCCCACATTACGTTTGTTCGACCCTAGAACTTACGCTTATGTGATTAAGATACTTAATAACGCCAGTATGTTGTTCCGATACAGTCCCTTCAGAACGACATGGGCACTCATTAAAATATTTTCAGATTGTCAAATAGCCAAAATCTTTACCACTTATCAACTCCTAAAGTTCTCTTACACTTCTATAACAAAGATGTTCCAGAAGAAGGAAGAACCAAAGAAGAGAGTCAAGAAGAACAAGCCAAAACAATCCAAGCATGTTACAAAAAGAATTGCTGTTTTTATTCGAGGGCCGAAACCTGAGTTATATCAGAAGAAGAAGCAGAGAGCAAATTTAAGAGTGACAACTTTATCAAATAATTATCGAAGTCGCGTATCGCCAGACACCCCAATTTCGGTTAATTTTGTAAAGGTTAGTTTAAGAGCGCTCAAATATTTTGTTGTTTCCTCATTCCACATATCAAGGCATTTCGGTTTTAAAATCTTCCAGATAATCTTTAACATGATCAATTGGATTAAGAAAAAGGTCAGACACTTGAAATCTAAGATGCGTATGATAATGCTCTCTATGTCGAGAAATACCATTTCAATCAATACAGCCTCTACCCAGACTTTTACTAGCCAGCTCGAATGTACTACCCAGACTATTTTGCTCCAAAATGAATTCGGTGTTAATACTACTCCTGATACTAACGATCAAAACCATGGAACCACCAATATTACTTATGACCAAATGACAGAAGTGACTTTCTGCGAAGAAAGTCAATATGAATCCTTTGTCGCTAAAGATGAAGAGTCTGTTATAGGTTTGAAAGATGATATATTGGAAGTTGATCCTCAACCAGAACCCATGGTAATTGTTAATCAAGAGATAATTGTGCCAGTACTAGAAAATATCGAAGTTATTACTGACCCTATACCAGAAGAAGTCGCTGCTCAATCACAAAAGGATGTCTCTTTGGACGTCAATTTCGATGAATGTGCACCAGAGCCAGCAGCAGATTTTAAGTCTTATAAGATAACGTTCGACATGGAAAGGTTATCAATGTGCAAGGGATCCAACAAGAAACCTATGTTGTCCCCAATGGTAACTTTACAATTCTGCTCTTTCACAAAAAGAGTAGGAGATAAGACTACTACAACTTCAGAACCAAAGCTAGTTATTATAACCTGTAATGAATTAGATCTCAACCCTGAAATGGGCTCAACGATCATGGCCCGTTTAAGAGATGCTTACGGTCTGACTGTAGAAAAATGGACTTGGGGAGTTTGGGATGCTAGCATGGAAGCGAAATACGTAAAACGCTTAGGATGGAATATAGAACTTACAGACTACCAGGAATATAAGGAGTCTATTGCAAATCCTTTGGTTTTAGAGCGAATGGCTTACAAGGACTGGATTAAAATGAGATTGAACAGTTGGGCCGATGACATAAGATGTTACAACCAAGATGTTACCATGAATTCTGCTGATTTTACAGAATGGTTATACGGTAACGGCTACAATTTGTATTATAATATACAGGATGTCCTTTGGCTCTGTTTCAATGAATTAGAAGACTGTCATCGAAATTTTAAATCAGTATACTCTTGGCTCAAATTCTTAGTCACCAAAACTTATGATGGATATTTCATTAATTATTCTAAGTTTTCGTGGTGGCATGTAAACGGAGACTCCTTAGACTATGTGAAGAATAAGAATTACTTCAAAATCAGCGATGCCGCTATTGACTTATCTTATTATGATAAAAATTCTCCCAAGAAATGGGTTGGTCTTCATCGGATTTGTCTGAACAACACTATATACTTCGACGATCCTAATCCTAATACATACGTTGATCACTTCTTTGATTGTCTTAATTATTCAGACGTACGCGATGTCACAGAAAATATGTCTTTTGATAATATGTTGCTCGCTTATAGAAAGAAATTATTTACAATAGGCAATTTATACCGAGTCATTTATGAGAAAAAGGAAATTATATATTATTGCACGAGTAGATACCTGAATGGTGAATATAGAATACTATTATCACCTATGGTAGATGGACCATGTGTTGCATTCTCTGTTCTGCTAGATAATATTTTCCGCAACAAACCACTCGATGAAATCAAATTGATTGATCCCCAGGGAGTATCCACAGGAATATTCTCCTCCATACAAAAAGCTCATCCAAGAATATCTATTATTGATAGATCAGAAGTTTCAGGGCATGCCGCCATTTGTTTAAATAGGTGCATGATGAAGTGTAGTGAAAAACTACCCCCTATGCGAATCACAGGAATATCGTGGGATACTACAAGTCACATATTCGTAGTGGATCCACCAGAATTCACAGCTACCCAAGCTACATATCTAAGAGAATTAGGGGTAGTTTCTGATAGTGTGATTAAAACTTCTTACAGCCAAGTGAGTGTCTGTCATAACGGACATACAGTAGAGCGATTTTTGTCGGATCTCGTAGAGTGTTACAACCTCAATCAAGTAGTGACCAACTTAAGGGCAGGCTTTGATGAAATACATTGGATAGATGTTGGGAGTAAATACAAGAAACTAAGAAAACTTCTGTATGCAATGATGAAAGATGCATCGTTTTCTCCCAGCATAATGACTGCTAAATTAGTGGTTCATAGTCTACGACCTTTAATGTCTGAATTAGACAAAGAGTATGTAAGAGTCAATCCACCGTCTGATGTCCAAGTTGTCTCAAGTGCAATCAATGCATTTATTATTGAACACTATATTATTCATGAGACACTGGACGAATATTCAGATGTTGAATTACCTGAGCGTTCTGACTCTATTATGAAGATGGTAACCCTACACGATTGCCATTACTATTTCGAAGAGATATCCTTCCAAGATGCGATTATTTATATCTCTGGAATGCAATATCCTCTCATCAATAACCTGAAAATGACAGCTCCTGATAGTATTCTGAAATATCATTTAATGCCAATAGAAGAAGATTTGAGCTCTCACTCATATTTGCGAAGACTTTTTAACTGGTTCATGAGCTTCATCACTAAAAAGCATGATAATCCATTATCACAAATTTATGTAGAATATTCTCCTGGAGGACAAGGTAGTTATTTACATCCTTACAGCATAGTACCCTCATCATTAAAATATTGTAGAACAATAAGTCATGCTGGTTTAATCTTTTTTGCTGGAGTCTCATATGACCCCGTACCTTTGTATACAGCGTATACAAACCATAAAATTGATCAAAACGAAGAGAAAAATATCTATCGCGTGTATTTGTCTAAAGGCCAAGAAGAAGATCTTCATCCCATGAAAGACTTACTCCGCCCAGACGTACTTAGATACCCTGTCATAAACTCTAACACTCAGAGACTAGAAGCAATGACAGAACTTAAAAATCCCAAGATAATAATTGGTACATCCTATCAGGTTTGTGATCCTCGTGTTATTACACCAAGAGATCTGACTGGAAACCATGCATTAGTAGGATCTGCGTATCTTTGCGGACAAGACTTCTATATAAATTTTATAAACTATCATAAAACAAGCTGTATTAAAGAGAGAACGGATGTTTTACAAACGGGTCCAAGTATCTACTGCAATAATAATGAACTTCATCAATATGAATATTGTGGTATTGAATCGAATATCCATGAAGCAGTTTTTGCAAGACAGATGTGTACGAAAGTTGTACCAGATCCAAAATACCTAAATTCTCAGATAGAATGGGTCCGAAAGTTCTTGAATATTTTAACCGACAGAATGATGGAGGATACAACTCCTCTTGATCCACTCGAAAGTTGGTTATCATCCAGAGCTTGGAATTGCAACAAGAAGGATAAATACCGGAAAAACATCAACAAAGTCTTTTCTAATGAAAAACTCAACGATACATTATTTGATAATTACTTTACTTGTATGGTTAAAACAGGTGAGACGTACCCAATACTTGGTGACTTGAATCCTCATTATTTAGAGAACGATGATAAAGCAGCTCGAAATATTAGCAACCCTATAGGAGAATGTCTACTAGGACTACCAACATATTATCAATCATCAGAGATTGCTGATGTTAGACGATGCCTACCAAACTTCTGCCACGGAAAGAATTTTGTAGATCTAGGCAAAGTTCTTACTGATATATATTGCAAGGGTTATGAAATTTTGTGTGCTGATAGTTCACGCCATGATGCCCATCAACATTATCTCAACATGGAGATGATAGATGTTCAGTTCTATAAAATGCTTGAGGAAAAAGGTTACTATCGAAAATTGACTGCAGATGATTCTTATTATCCGCGAGTTAAACAAGTAATGGATCTAGTGCGAACTAACCTTAGATGGGACGTGAAATATAACACTATGATGCCTGGTTTGAATGGTAGAAGTAAACTGACTAAGCTATTTAGATTAACTTTGAAGGGTACAGTTTTGAGTGGACATCCAACTCAAACTACTCTAGGAAATACTCTACGAGTGATTATCTATACAGCAACTACTCTAGGAATTAGTCCAGAAGAACTTTTTCTACCAATAAACGAACAGGCAACGCCATTTTTAGTCTCAGGAGACGATCAAATCATATTTACAAGAACCCCAGATGAACACAAGGAATTGATTCTTAATAATTCTTCTAGAAATAAAGAATCATGTTCAATAGGATGGGGTCAATGTATCAAAGAAGTTCTCACTTGTAATTGGAATCAAATTGATTTCCTATCCAAGATGACTATGGTTGATCGAAAGTCAAATGAAGTAAAAGTATTTAGATCATTGCCAAAATGTATCTTCGGCTCACGATACTGGGAACCCTTAGCATTCTTTAGGAATAGTAATGCTAAAACAGCAGTTTCCTACCACCAGAAAGCAGTAATCACTGGTATGTATTACGAAATACCAGTCACTATGTGGCGATGGCTCACAGTCGATCGGACTCATCTGTTCGATCCCGATTGGTTTAAAGCAAATTATCTCCAGAATGATTGGCGTTTTAAACTTTCTTTCGGCTCAGCACAAGATGTTGACATGGAAACTTTAACTTATGCGTTAGGAGAACGTTATGGAATGACACCTCTAGAGATTGAAGAATTAGCTAATCTTAGCAATAATTGGACAATCTCTCAGCCTCTTTGGAATAAGTTGGCTTTTGCCAAAATTAGAGGCACAAAATATAAGTTAATGGAACCTAAGATTAAATCTGAAGCCTTGAGAAAGAAAATGTCTAAACACTCAATAACCAAGCCACAATTACTGAATTGGATCAAACAGTCTGCTACTGACAAAGTTCATCCTAAACTAGGACTAACAAAAAGAGTATTAAACAAGATGCTCAATAAAGTAGTAGTGACTGACGGAATTACGGATTATGGCACCTTTGATGTTGACGAAGCTAATGCAGCTCGCGATGCTAAAAATCCTAAGAAAGCAAAAGAACTCAACATTGGAGCTCGGAAACATAATCGGAAAGTCACCAAATCTGAAATGGACAGCGCTGTTAACTATGATGAACAAGCATTAAAACTGTTCCAGACAGCTCGACAATTTCCTGGTTTCCCAGCACCCTTTGTTAAGTCAGATGTAGTTTACCCAGCAGCCACTGATACATATTCTGTTGCATTCGATAGAGCAACCACGACCTCTAATGGAACTTTATTCAACGCCGATTACGTAGTTGTTGTGTTCTGTCCAGTTGTTAGCGCGTTTTCATTCACAGATGGAACTAACTATGGATTAAGGAGATCCGGTTTAGGAATATATCAGAGTGGGACTGCTACTAGTACCTTCCTTTCAGAAAATTACCTTTCCGCCTACACGATGACTGTAGTCGAAGCTTATGGTACAGATTTTCAAGGAGTAGGAAGTAGAGGATTTATATGGGCAGGCGATCTCACTTTGAGGGTGAATGCTCCAGCTGCTACTCAAGCTGGAACTATTTATCTAGGATCATTCCCGATGCATAGTCTTCACGGCGGTATTAGTTTATCTGCTAGCAATTTGATTAAAGCCGCTACCACAACTATCCCAGCAAATCAATCTTTCAGTCTGGTGTCTTCAATAGTTGACACTAGTATTGTAGATTATGACGGCGACGATAACATGACTTGGGATAGAACTGAAACGCTGATCAAATCTGAATATGTTTCATATGCTGTAATTGAGAAACCTGCTGTTAGCATTAGTGACGGTACTAACGTTACATATGCTTTACGAGGTGAAATCAATTGCAACACCATATGGTGGCCAAAGTTCAATGACCTTCACAGTATTAATATTGCTAGAAACTACAGCGATTTCACCAACGATAGAATCTTCAAATCTGACATTGCAGGTGTAACCAGTACAATTGCTAGTTCTTTGTCACCGGCTATAAAGGCTGCACGAGATAGAATAATGGCTAGTGACTCTCCTACAGGTAATAAGATCCGAAAATTGTGGGAACTGATCAAGAAATGGGGTCCTACAGCATTAAGCGTAGGCAAAGTGATTGGCGGTGCTTTACTGCTAGACCCTAAACCGATCAAAACTGATGACGACAGGACGTTAGAAATGCTATCAGCAGATGCTAATGGCACTATACCAGGCCTAGTCGTCTTGCAGTCTTACAAATTAGTGAAGCCCGACAAGGAAACTTCTAATATGTTAGCTGCGATAGATGCTTACAACGCTGCAGCAATTAATGCTAGACAGTGTTTGAATATCTTTAACAATCGTACACTCCCTGGAGATGGAGAAGACGATTTTGTGCGTATCCCTAGGAGATAATCTCTGGGCACCTTGACTGCTTTCTTTGGGACAGAAAGCATTCATATTTGTATATATAATATAACAAAAAATACCCACAAAACCAAATAAATTAAAAAATATAAAACAAAAGAAAATTTATTAATAGAGAGATACATTGTAAGCTACCCTTGGGACAGGGTTTTGAGAACTGATCAAGAAATGGGGTCCTACAGCATTAAGCGTAGGCAAAGTGATTGGCGGTGCTTTACTGCTAGACCCTAAACCG